CAAGGCGAATTTTTAAGACGATTGTATTTGCCTTGCATAAGGATTTCGGCTTTGGTCGTGACAGATGTGCAAAGGCTTTGAAGTCGATGACTGAGATAATTGAACACTCCGACACTGACGAAGTGCTTTGGGAACATATTGACCGTGTGGTTATCGACAAGCTGAAACTTGAATTTGACCGCAGAGATTACACAGACAATGGAAAAGTTGTTAATTTTGAAGGAGACGAAGAAAGAATCACGGAAAATGAATGAGACAGCCCTCGGTAAATATTATGATTTTTATGCCATCGATGAATATTATTGTGAAGATGACGAAGTTTTACCAAGACCTCCCAAAGTTATCGGCAAACCTTGCGGAGCAAAAATTTACAAAAAGCATATATATTTTCATTGTCGAAGTATGTTGAGATAAGGAGTGATATAGAATGAAATATTATTACAAATTGATTAACAATGAAACAAATGAAATAGAGAGCTATGTAGAAAGTTCTGGATGTATAAGACCTGAAAACATTTGTCATATACTTGGACTTAGCGGATATCACGCTGTAAGCTGTACAAAACAAGAATATGAGGAAAAGCCGACAGCGGAAAATACAGAATCAACAGCGGAGGCTATCTTATCAGAACTCAAGGATATTAACACTCATCTCGCAAATATGAAAGGAT